TATGCGAACATATACAACAACAGGAGCAATAAAAATAATAAAATAGTTTAATTTGTTTTATATTTAGTTAGTCCGAAAGAGCCTTAAAACCTTATGTTTTAGGGCTTTTTTTATATCCTTTATATATCTACACCTTTTTTTTAATTGATTGATTTACAGATGAGATATGAGGCTGAGAAATAACAAACAATTTTAAGCTCATTTAAGCATACTTTACACCTCATCAAGTACCTACACACATATAATTAATAAACATCTCTTAAATCGTCTCTAAATAGCCTTAGATTAGACGTTTATAACATACATTTAACGTAAATTGAATATATGGCAGGTGGAGTTACCCATTCTAATGATTTCATCAAAAACGAATTTATCTAAAACTCATAATCTAAAAATACAAATATAATTGAAAGTGTATTGGGAAGGTATTATTCGCCCACCTATAATAAATGTTATTTTAAATAATATTTGCTAGATATTTGGTTAGCAGTTTACTCGTTGTATGGAATAGTACTAGGGCGATTACGAAAACAACAAAGGATTTAGTACTGCCATTCACAAGGAGATTTAGAGTACACGGTCCAACAATCATCCGTATTTATTAGGGTATTGAAGTGTGGCAACTTATGTAGATTTGCAACTACTTATATAAAGATAACGATATTTTTAATTTTTGTTTTATACTTCCATAAACAACTTATTAACAAGAAAACAGAAAGTGTTGATTTTCGTTATCATAGTATGATAAAGGAATATAAGCTGTCTATACCTCAAGCATTGGCAGGAATAACCCTTAGACAGTATCAACAGTATCTAAAGATACTAGATAAATGGGATAAGGAAGATGAGGTATACATAAAGACAAAGATGCTGCAGATATTCTGTGGATTAGAGATTGAAGATACATTTAAGATTCCCTTAAACAACTTTGATTTCGCTATTGATGTAATAAATAAGTGTTTTAAGGAAGAGACACCTTTAGTACCTAGATTTAGTATGTCAGCCACAGATGAGTATGGAGAAGAGACTGTTGTTGAGTTTGGTTTTATACCAAAGCTAGACGAGATGACATTTGGTGAGTTCATTGATTTAGATGGGTATATCTCAGATTGGGATAAGATGCACAAAGCAATGGCTGTATTGTTTAGACCAGTAATCTTTAAGAAGAATGAGTTCTATAGGGTGATGGATTATGAAGGCAGTCATAAGTATTCTGATGTAATGTTAGATATGCCAGTTAGTGTAGCGATAGGAGCGATGGTTTTTTTTTATCGTTTAGGGAGCAAATTACCAAGCTATACTCTGGATTATTTACAGAAGGAGCTGAAAGGGAAGGGGATTCCACCTCAGCTCAAGCAAACTTTGGAAAAAAATGGGGTTGGTATCAGTCAATATTTACAATCGCTCAAGAAGATGCAGCAAACATTGACAAAGCTACAAAGCTTCCAGTACACACCTGTCTAATGTACTTAGAATATATAAAGGATAAGACAAGAATAGAGAATGCTTTAATAAAGAAGGCACATAGAAAATAAATATGACACAAGTATACGACTTATTAGACAAGATTAAAGATGAACTAAGAGCTAATCACCACATGAATAGTGTTAGCTTTGGTGATATAACAGAAGTTAACCTTAACAAGATGGATATATTTCCATTAGCACACCTAAACATCTCTAATGTAGTAATAGATTCACAGTTTATGACATTTACTTTACAGATATTATGTGCAGACATAGTAGATTACACAAAGGAAGTAGTTACTCCAGACCAGTTTTATGGTGTAGACAACTTGCAGGATGTGCTAAACACACAATTACAGGTAATGAATTTAATATTCTCTAAACTAAAAAGAGGTAATCTAAGGGCTGATAAGTTGCAGGTAGATGACACAATGAGTTGTCAGCCATTTAAAGAGAGATTTGAGAATGAGTTAGCTGGTTGGGAAGCAGAAATAGACATTAAGATGATTAATGATATAAGTATCTGCTAATGAGAGATGAGTTTATGAAAAGGGCGTTAGAGAAGTTTGGCTCTAAAACACTAGAAAGACTAAACTACACTTTAACATCAGACCCTTATTATCAGGGTGGATTAAGAGCTTCTGGTAATTTAGCATCTAGTATGTATTACAAGATAGTGAATGATACTATTGAGATATACATGGCTGAATATGGTAAAACCGTAGATGAAGGTAGGCGTAAAGGAGCTGGGTTGCCTAAAGGCTTTGAAAACGACATACTTAGATGGATGTCTTTTAAAGGAATTAATGCTAGAGCAGGTAAAACAAAGTTAGAATCTGCAAAAGCTATTGCTAATAGTATATACAGGCAAGGAACTATAAAAAGATTTGGTTATTCTGGAAGTAACTTTATAGATAGAGCTGTAAATGACTCTATGAATGTATTTGGAAATGATTTACTGACTGCATTCATGAAAGATTTAGAGGCAGAATTAGATAAAATATTAAAATAATAAAAACAAATGGCTAAAATAAACGTAAGAAGCCCATACTTTGTAAATGTATTTCATGCAGACTTAGCATCTGCTAAATTAGATATAGAGATATATGCAGGAACAGCACATTCTTTGGGGCATACAATAACTCCTACTTATACACTATCATCTTCATCAGTAGGACAGTTTGGGTTTTATGTAAACTTTGAGATAAGCAACTTAATAAAAGATTATATTGCTACAGGTTTTGATGGCAACTACGCAGGAACACAAAGCATAGCAAACACAATAAATGTAGATTATCAAGTTACAAGGACATTAACAAACGGTAATAGCACACAGCTAACTGCTGTATTAGGAGTTAAAGCTTTTGATGGATATGGCTACTTTGAAGACGGTGCAAATCCAGAATTACTACAAGGACTACTCATAAGCAACAAAATAATAATTAAACCAGATGATTCTCCTTTAAGAATACCTGTTGATGCAAACAATACAACATCTGTATCTTTCTTTTACAATAATCAAGAAATATATACACAAGCAGTTGCAAGCCAAACAGACTCTAAGGACTACATACAATACATAAGCAACGAAACACAAGCAGGCGCAGATAGTTACGAAGATAGAGTATTACAAGACGGAGGTGTATTTGAAAACAGTCAATGCCTAAACAACTTTTTAGCACAAAACGGAATCTATGGTGTAGATGAGGTGTATGTAGATGGAGTAGAAGGAGTAACAAGGCTAGAAGTAAGAAATATAGATGAATGTAAGCATACTCCTTACAAAATGGTGTTTGTGAACAAGTATGGTGCTTTACAGGACTTATGGATGTTTAAAAGAAGTAATTTATCAATGAAGAAAGATGAAGAAAGCTTTAGGTCATCTACTTTACTATCAGCTACAGGAACATATAACACATTTGACCACCAGTATAAGACATTTAATATTAATGCTAAGGAAACTTTAACACTAAATACAGGCTTCTATCCTGAAGAATACAATGAAATATTTAGACAGTTTACATTAAGTGAATTAGTTTGGATAGAATATGATAACAAGACATTGCCTGTTACAGTCAAGTCTAGCAACTTATCATTCCAAACACAATTAAACGACAAGTTAATAAACTACACAATACAAGTAGAATTTGCTTTTGATAAAATAAACAGCGTAAGATAATGCGAAGACAAGTAGAGGTATATGTAAGTATTAGACAAATAAATCCAGCAGATTTATTAGAGATTCCTTATTACTATAAGTTAGACTTATTTGACGAAGAGTCAATAAACATAACTAACTCTATAAAAGATGTCAGAGATATAGCAAAAGTATTTACCGATTACTCACAACAGTTTAACGTACCTGCAAGTACAGCTAACAACAAGATATTTAAACACTACTACAACTTTGATATAGATGGTGGTTTTGATGCTAGAGTAAAAAGAGAAGCGTTAATTAAGATAAATGGAGAAGATTACAGACAAGGCTTTATAAGTCTAAATGATGTTAGCATGAAGAAGCAACAGCCTTTTTCATATAAGGTTGTTTTTTATGGTAAAACCATTAACATAAAAAGATTGTTTGGTGATGATGAATTAGATTCACTTCCTGACAATGAAGGCGCATACTTAAACGCATTTAATCAGCCTTACACCTCTACATTTGCCAAAAATGGTTTTATAGAAGGATATAATAAGGCTGGTGTCGGTATAGTGCAAAATCCAGATGGCAACAAGGCAGGTGATTTATGTTTTCCTTTTATTAGTGGTAGGTCTCATTACTATTATGATTCACAACACAATAACGCTCCTGTTACAAACACAGACACTCCTTCTAGGAATGTACAAACACATGGTAATGATAAAAAAGGTATAAATCTGGTAGACTTAAAACCTGCGATTAGAATTTATCATATTATAAAAGCAATAGAAGAAAAATACAATATTACTTTTAGCACAGATTTCTTTAACACGACCAATGCAACATTCCACGAGCTATACTTATGGTTACATAGAGAGGCTGGTGATTTAGCAACACAAATCGGAGAAAGCGTATTATCAATAGGTTTAGGTGAGTTTACATTTACAAACACCTCTCCAACAGGTAATGATGACCCAAGAAGTAATACTGGAAACACAGACTTAGTATCATCAATATCAGGCTCACCTTTAGTAGGTAATCGTACTTGGGTTTATTATAAATATATTATTAGTGTTACAGCTGCTGGAGGTTCAGGAGCTACATATACTGCTGAATTATTAGACACACAAACAGGTAATACAATAAATCCTGACTCTGTTTCTACAGGAGTAGGAATGGGTAGCCCAACGGTGTTTACGTTTCTAATTCAAATACCAATTTTTGCTTTTGGTAGCAGAGTCTATACTCCAGTATTTAAACTTAAAACTGTAGGGGCAGTTACAAGTGCTACAATAAATTCTTTAGTAATAGAAAAATATACAGAAGAAACTTCTTCATCAACCCCACCCTCTCATTATGATGCTAACTACACAATAGCAAACCAACAGGCACCTCCATCAGACCCAAAATATAACACAAATGGGTTTGAGGTGTCTTCAGGATTAGAGATGTCTGCTAATATGCCAAAGATGAAAATTATAGATTTCCTAACATCTATATTTAAGATGTTTAATCTTATTGCTTTTTATGATGACAGGAAAATATTAAATAATGGAAGCACAAATACAGATTTTGGTAAAATAAAAGTAATGACTTTAGATGATTATTATTCTGAAGGAACAAATTATGATATAACAGAATATTTGTATACTGATAAACATAGTGTTGGTAAAGCAAACATATATTCTGAAATTAACTTTAAATATAGCGACCCTTCTACTTTCGCAATAATACATAGCAATGAGATAACAAATGATGAGTTTGGTAATGAAAGACTAGATAACCGTAGTGATGAAATAGATAGTCCTTTAGCATTTGATGGAGGCAAGTATGATGTTGAGTTAGGGTTTGAACACATGATGTTTGAGAGAATGACTAATCAATCAGGAACGCAACAGCTTACAAATACACAATGGGGTTGGATGGTTAGTGAAGATGAGAACCCTGTTTTAGGCAAACCCTTACTTGTTTATTGTCATAAACACGCTACAACTTCAACCTATGAGATGATGTTAGAGGATGGAACTGCGATAGACAAATACATAAGACCTGCAAACACAAGAACTCACATCCTTTCTGGTACAACAACACCTACTGCTAATCTACAAACCATACATTTTGGTGAAGAGCAAGACGAATATTTTGCAGACACTAATCTACCAAACAATGAAAGTCTGTTTGCTAACTTTTACTTTAATTATGTAACAGGTATATATAGCGAAAAAGCTAGATTGTCTAAGTTTAAAGTAGTGTTACCAGCTAAGATAGTTAATAAGCTTAAACTAAACGACAGGCTTATTATTTCTGCTAAGAAATATAAGATAAACAAAATAAAGATGAATATTAATACAGGTAAAGCAGACCTAGAGTTAATGAATGAAGTAGTATGATAAGAGATATAATAGATTTATTAGGAGCAGCAGATTGGCATATAGATGACGAGGATATAAAGATAGCCAAAGGTAAATATTTAGCTCCTACTAATTGGAAAGAATTTAAAAACGCAATAAAACGAAATAGATAATGGCAACTAATTCACAAGTAGTAAAAACAATTACTATACAATTAAATACCAAAGATTCTAAAATAAAGATAGATGGTATAACTAAGGGATTTGTAGAGGCTGGACAAGCAGCGCAAAACTTTAGTGCTAAAGCATCACAAGGATTTGACGCATTAGCAACAGGAGCTAACAATGCTAGGAGTGCTACAGGTTCTGCATCTGCTACTGTTTTAGAAGCGGGTAGAGTAGTTTCCGATTTTAACTACGGAATTAGAGGTGTGGCAAACAACCTTTCTCAGTTAGCAAACAACTTTGTTTTTACTGCAAAAAAAGCAGGTGGTTTTATGGCAGGTCTAAAGGATATTGGTCAAGCGTTTATGGGTCCTCTTGGAATTATACTCGCTATTAATGTAGCTATTGCTGCCCTAGAACGATGGTCTATGGAAAGTGAAAAAGCAAAAAAAGCTTCAGAGGGTTTTAACAAAAGTTTACAAAACGAAATAATAACTTTAAAAATTTATGAAGAAGCTTTGGCAGATGCTAACATTAGTCTACAAGAAAGAGTTGGTATTGTTAAAGGTCTTTCTAAATTAGACAAAAATTTGTCTGATAAGTTAAAAGATGCAGCAGGAGACACTGAAAAATTAACAAAAATAACTAAGGATTATTTAGCAGAAAAAGAAAGAGAGCTAGAGATAGATTTAAAAAGGCTAGAAATACAAGAGTTATACAATAAAAGACTTGAGCTAACAGCTAAAAAAACAAAAATTGAAGAAGAGATTGCTGACAAAACTACTGCTGACTTCGTAACGAGAAACGGAGACAGGGCGCAAATACTAGTGGACCAAGATAAAATAATAGCTGATTTAAGCGACACTCAATTAGAATACAATAATGCTGTGGAAGATTATCTCAAACTAATGTCTTTAACTAATCAAGAAGAAGAAAAAAGGGGTAAAAAGGCTAAAAAAACAACTAAAAAAGCAAAAGCACCTGTTTTTGATGCTATTTTTGATGTAGACTCTTTAATGGAAGGGTATGATGAAGCTAAAACAATGGAATTTGACTTGAGAAGAAGGTATTTAGAGTCAAGAGCGTTATTCTTTGATGAAGCTAGAATACAAGCATCAGAGGCAAACAACAAAGTGTTGGAAGATGAAATAGCTCATAGAGAAAAAATGCTTCTTAACACCGACATGGGTTCTATAGAAAGGATAGAAGCAGAAAATGAGCTTTCTATAATGAGGATGGATTTAAAAGACCAAGAGTTAGAGCATGAAATAATGATTATAGAGGCTAGAAGAAATATTAATATGGAATATGTTTCTTTTATGAATGGTATTGGTACGGCTTTAGCATCAGCTTCTCAAAGAGGTAGTGCTTTGGCAACTGCAGCATTGATTATACAAAAAGGAGCGGCTATAGCATCTATTGTTGTAGAGGCGCAAAGAAGTATTGCAGAAGCAACCTCAGCAACAGGTTCTGCAAATCAAAAAGTAGCAGATTTTTATGCCCCTGCTGGTCCTCTTGGAGTTGCACCAATGGCTGCACAAATTGCAGCAAATTCAGCTATGTTGGCAGCAAATAATAAAAGAACAAAAATAGGCGCTGCTATATCTATTGCAAACATTTTAGCTACAACTATTGGTGGAAATAAAAACATAAAAGGAGCATCTTCATCAACAGCAGGTGGTGGAGGTGGTGGAGGTAGAACTTTTGATTTTAATTTAGTAGGAAGCACAGGAACAAACCAATTAGCTGAAGCAGTAGGAGGTCAGTTCCAAGAACCAATACAAGCTTATGTAGTAAGTAATGAGATTACATCACAACAAGAACTAGATTTACAAATACAAACAGGAGCATCACTTGGTGATTAATATAAAACAAATAATATAAAAATCGTTATCAAATTATGGAACAAGATATTATAGAACTATTTATAGACGAAGAAAATGATTTTTCTGGTATAGAAGCAATTTCTATAGTAGAATATCCAGCAATAGAAGAAGACTTTATTGCTCTTAAAGAACAAACAGTACAGTTAGCAGAGGTAGATTCTGAGAAAAGAATCTTAATGGGTGCTGCATTAATACCTGACAAAAAGATATTTAGACAAAGTGGAGATAAAGAATACTTTATATACTTTTCTAAAGATACTGTTAGGAGAGCATCTGAGCTGTTTCTAACGAAGGGTAAACAAAACAACTCAACACTAGAACATGATGTAGAGTTAAAAGGATTAAGCGTAGTAGAAAGCTGGATTATAGAAGATGAGAAGAAAGACAAGTCTGCTAAGTACAATCTTAATTTACCTGTAGGAACTTGGATGGTGTCTGTCAAGGTAAACAACGACCAGATATGGCAAGAGTTTGTAAAAGAAGGCAAGGTAAAAGGTTTTAGTATTGAGGGATTTTTTACAGACAAGCTTGATGAAAGACCAAGAGAAAGCGTAAAAGAAGAGATAGACTCTGAAGAGTTTGAAGCATTAGCTAAGATATTTGAACTAGAAGATATTGTGCTTTCACAACTAGATGTAGAACTAGAAAGCTATAACGACTATCCTAAAGGAGCTAGAAATAATGCAAAGAGAGCATTAAAATATAAAGAAGAAAACGGTAGTAGTTGTGGAACACCAGTAGGATGGAGAAGAGCTTCACAATTAGCATCAGGTGCTAGTATCTCTCGTTCAACAATAGCTAGAATGGCAAGCTTTAAGAGACACCAACAAAACAAAGACGTACCGTATTCAGAAGGATGTGGTGGTATTATGTGGGATGCTTGGGGTGGTAGTGCTGGTGTTAACTGGGCTATCAATAAACTAAAGCAAATAGATAAAAAGAAACTAGCTAAAGAATTTGTTCCTGTTAATGATGATTATATAATTATTGATAACAGATTGGCTTTTGCTACTAAAGAGATGGCTGAAGAGAAAGCAGCAGACTTAGGATGTGAGGGTTCTCATGAGCATGAGGTAGAAGGCAAGATATGGTTTATGCCTTGTCAAGAGCATTTATTACAAGAAGACCCTTGTCAAGAAGGATATACTCAATATGGTATGAAGAAGAAGAATGGTAGATTAGTTCCTAACTGTATACCTGATAAAAAGTAATGCCTAGAAAAGTAGTAAGCACATATAGAAAGAACAAGAGAAAGTCTCATCCTCATAGCAAAAATGCAAGCGTAGGACAAAAGGGATATAAAAAGAAATATAAAGGACAAGGTAGATGAAAAAAACACCAAGTAGAACAAGTCCAACAGGCAAAAAGAGAGGCTGTTTATGCAAAGACGGAACGTACAGTAGTAAATGCTGTGATGGAAGTTTACAAGCACAAGGTATTGGAACTTTAACAGGACAAGGGACAACTCCATAACCTTGAAAATGAAACAGATATTTTATTAATCGTTATCAAATTAAATAATTATTTATGAAAGCAACAGAAATTATTAAAAAGTTCAAAGAAGTATTACTTTCTGCTGAGACCGAAGAAGAGACTCCTGTACAAGAGGAGCTTTCTGCTGAAGTTAAAGAGGAAGTTACTGAAGAGCAGGTAGAACTTGCTCAAGATGAAACAGTAGAAGAAGGTTCTACGGAAGAATTGGCTGAAGAAGAAGTTGAAGAAGAAGTAATTGAAGAAGCACCAGAAGAAATTTACGCTACAAAAGAAGAATTAAACAAAGTAGTAGCTGAATTTAAAGCTATGTATGAGCAAATGATGGATGGAATGGGTCAGGAGGAAGCTTCTGATGCACCTGAAGAATTAAGCTCAGACAAAGTTGAACTTTCTGAGGAAGCTGAAGCAATCTCTCATTCACCTGAAGCAGAGGTAGATTCAAAACCAATGAATTTATATTCTCAAAACCGTCCTATGACGACACAACAAAGAGTATTTAACAAATTATTTAACAATTAATTAATTAATTATGGCAACAACAACAAGTATAACAAGTACTTACGCAGGAGAATTTGCTGGCAAGTATATCGCTGCAGCTCTTCTTTCTTCTTCTACTATCGATAATGGTGGAATTGAAGTAAAACCAAACATTAAATTTAAGGAAGTCATTAAGAAATTAGCTACTGGAGACCTAGTTGCTAACGCTTCTTGTGATTTCGCTGCTACTTCTTCTGTTACATTAACAGAAAGAATTATTCAGCCAGAAGAATTTCAAGTAAACTTACAGTTATGTAAGAAAGACTTCGTCTCAGATTGGGAAGCTGTCTCTATGGGATATTCTGCATTTGACACATTACCTAAGAATTTCCAAGATTTCTTATTAGCTCATGTAATCGCTAAAGTAGCTGAGAAAAACGAACACGCAATCTGGCAAGGTGCTAACGCTACTGCTGGTGAGTTTGACGGATTCACAGTATTAGCTGCTGCTGATTCAGACGTAGTAGATGTAACAGGAACAACTGTAACTGCTGCAAACGTAATCGCTGAGCTTGGTAAGATTGTAGATGCTATTCCTTCTACTATCTATGGAAAAGAAGATTTATACATCTATGTATCTCAAAACATTGCTAGAGCTTATGTAAGAGCTTTAGGTGGATTTGGAGCTTCTGGATTAGGTGCTGCAGGTACAAACAATATGGGTACACAATGGTGGAATAATGGTTCATTATCTTTTGATGGTGTTAAATTATTCGTAGCTAACGGATTACCTGATAATGATGCAATGGCAGCTCAAAAATCAAACTTATACTTCGGTACTGGTTTATTATCAGACCACAATGAAGTAAAAGTAATTGACATGGCAGATATTGATGGTTCTCAAAATGTAAGAATCGTTATGAGATATACTGCTGGTGTACAGTACGGATTAGGTTCAGAAATCGTTTACTATACATAATAGTTAAATAAGTATTAACAATAAAACAGGGTGGGTGGAAATTCTACCTACCCTTTTTTAATAAAAACAATTAAATTATGGCTTGTGATATATCAAAAGGGAGATTAGAGGCGTGTAAAGAATCCGTAGGTGGTATTAAAAACTTATACATTGGAAACTACACTTCTGCTATGTATGCTGGTATGGCTGACTCTGCTTCTGTAGCACCATCAGGTTCTGCATTTAACGGTCAAGTAGACACTTTAACTGCTGGAGTACAGGTATACAAATTTGAAGTAAGAGGAGACAACAATACGTTTGAAGAAACTAATGAAAATTCAAGAGATAACGGAACATCTTTCTGGACACAATCAGGAAGTTTTGTTATTAAGGCTCAGAATGCTGAGACTATGATGCAATTAAAGTTATTATCTTACGGTAGACCTCATATTATCATTGAAGATTACAATGGTAAATTTAGGATTGCTGGCGCACAAAACGGAGTAGAAGTATCTGTGAATACATCTACTGGTGGTGCAATGGGAGATTTATATGGTTATACAATTTCTTTCGAAGGAAAAGAAGTCCTTCCATCTCTATTTGTTCTAAGTACTTTAGTTGGAGAAGGCGTTAGTGCTGGATTTGACGTACAGACTTCAAATATGAGTAACGAATAATACTTCCTTTATTATTATTCAATTAAAAGGGTAGATTTCGGTCTACCCTTTTTTATTATAAAACAAAAAATAGTTTTTACGTTATCATATTATGATAGTTATTAATGCAGCAGAGACACAGACATTTAACATAATACCTAGAGATGGTGTTGTAGAATACACTACTCAAGAGGACGGAACTATTACTCTTGATGCTAATAAGCTTACTGTTAAGTTTGTGGAAGAAGAAACCAATAATGGTGCTAGTTTTTTAAATTTAGTAAGTACTAAATATCCTAACTATTTAGCTTTAGAAGTAACAGCAACAGTAAATACATTTAGGAAGAACTTTAATTACTTTATGGAGATAAAAAACAATACTACTGGAAAGCTTTTTTATAGAGATAGACTTTTAGTATTAACTGACAATGATGTGCCTTATAACAATACGGCTATTCATTCTATTGATGCAGGTGAATACGAGCCTTTTACTGGTTCTTCTAGCGATAACGAATATATTATATTAAATGATTAATAAAGAAAAAAATAATTCAATAAGAGTAGTAAACTTGTCTGGTTACGAGATACCAGAGGTAAAAGAGGTTTACAATAAGAAGTGGATTTCTTATGGAGAGAACAACGACTACTTCGACATACTTATTGAAAGGTATTTAGGCTCACCTACTAACAGTAGATGTATCAACGGTATTGTTGATATGGTCTATGGTAGAGGATTAGAGGCTACAGATAGTGCAGAGTTTCCTGAAATGTACGCTAAGTTCAAGGTATTGATTAGACCTAAAGATGTAAAGAGAGTATCTAATGATTACAAGATGTTAGGTCAAGCAGCTATGCAAGTAGTATACAACAAGTCTAAAACCAAAATAATAAAAGTATTACACTTTCCTATGGAGTGTTTACGAGCAGAGAAGTGTGATGCAAAAGGGGTTATCAGAGCTTATTACTATCATCCAAAGTGGGCTGAGATAAAGCCAAGCGATACACCTAAGAGAATCCCTACATTTGGGAATGGTGCAAAGAGTGAAAAATCAGAGCTATATATATTCAAGCCTTACAGAAGTGGCTTTTATTATTATGCTCCTGTTGATTATCATGGATGTTTACAATATTGTTCTTTAGAAGAAGAAGTAAGTAATTATCACATCAGTAACATAAAGCAAGGATTACAGCCTAGCTTACTAATAAACTTTAATAATGGGATTCCTAATGAGGAAACTCAAGAGATTATTGAAAGAAAAATATATGACAAATTTAGTGGCAGTTCTAATGCAGGCAAATTCATACTGGCATTTAACGAATCTATAGAAACTAAAGCAGACCTAGAACCTATTCACTTACCAGATGCTCATGCGCAATATCAGTTCTTATCTGATGAGAGCAGAGAGAAGATTATGTTAGGTCATGGTATTGTATCTCCTATTCTTTTGGGGATAAAAGACAATACAGGGTTTGGGAATAACGCAGAAGAGTTAAGAACTGCTTCTATATTGATGGACAATATTGTTATTAGACCGTTCCAAGAAGGAATTATAGAAGGTATTAATGACATACTAAACTTTAACAAGATATACTTGAGTTTATACTTTGTAACTCTACAACCGATTGAGTTTACAGAGCTAGACAACATCTCTACAAGAGTTAAGAGAGAAGAAGAAACAGGAGAGAAGTTAAGCTCAGATGAAGTAACAGATTTTAGTGATGAAGAAGGAGATGACCTTTTGGAGCAATTAGAGGCTCTAGGAGAGCGTATCTCTGACGATTGGGAGCTTATACATTCCGAAAAGGTAAACGACTCGGAAAAGGGCTTTAATTTGGATAATTTGGCAGATATTAAGTCTGCTCCTAACAAGAAGTCTAAACAGGATAGAGGAATATATAAAGTAAGATATGCTTATATGCCTGTAAGAAAGTCTCCTAATAGTAGAGAATTTTGTAAAAGAATGGAATTATATACTCAGGACAATATTGTATTCAGAAAAGAAGATATTGGCACAATGAGTTTTAGAGGTGTAAACAGAAAGCTTGGACACAAAGGTAGAAACTATTCTCTGTTTAAATACAAGGGTGGTAAAAACTGTAAGCATTACTGGGAGCTAAGAGTGTATAAAAAGAAAGTATCTGATGATGCAAAGATTAGTGTTAATCAAGCAACAAAGGATGGATTTGTAGAACCTAATAATCCTTCAGAGGTATCTGTTAGACCAGCAGATATGCCGAACTCAGGAGCTTATCCAAATAGTTAAGATTATGGCAAAAGCATTATTTATAACAGTAATAGACTTAAAGAGAAAATCCATAATAGATGGGAACTTAGATGCTGATAAGGTAATTCAGTTTATTGAGGTAGCACAAGATACTCACATACAAAACTATTTAGGAACAGATTTATATAATAAACTACAAACATTAATAACAACAGGTAACGATATAAATAATCCTGCTAACGCACATTACAAATCATTATTAACAACTTATATAAAGCCAATGTTAATATGGTTTACACAAAGTAATTATCTTCCGTTTGCTATGTATCAAATAGGTAATGGAGGAGTATTTAAACATAGAAGTGAGAACTCTGATTCTGTAACACAAGAAGAGGTTGCAATGCTGATAAACAAGGTTTCAGAAACAGCAGAGTTTTATACTAGAAGGTTTATTGATTACATGACTTATAACTCGACATTATATCCAGAATATAATTCTAACTCTAATGAAGATATGTACCCTGACAAGGATGTTAATTTTCATAGCTGGGTTCTTTAATTATGAGCATGTACAAACCGAAAAAGATTAATGTTGAAAAACTAAAACAATATTTAAAACGACAAGAAAAAGATGGCGAATACAATAGATTGGGGAAAAGCATACAGCGAGAGTTATTGGGGGAACGCAACCTCAACGATTGATTGGGCAGACGTATATCAAATAGAGTACCACACTTCTGATTTAAATAGGAGAGTGCAAATATACGAGAACAACACAATGACAATACAACTATTAGAAAACTTAGAAGATTAAGATATGAGTTTACTTAAGAAAGCATCCATAATAACCACACCTACAGCTTATGCTGAGGACTACTTATATTCTATAAAACCTGCTTTTGCTTTAGGTAGTAGCCTAACATCAAGCCCTGTAAACCTATCTAATGATTTTAATGCAAATGGCTCATCATCAATAACAGATGCAGACACATTTACTTCAACAGGTGGTAGTTTAGATGGTATTACCTCTAAGACAAGTGTATATACTTTAACAGTAGGTAGAAGATTTCAAATAGAAATACAAGGAAATACTACATCTTCAGGTTTTACTTTAGGTGCAGGTAATGGTAATGGAGATGAATATGGCTCAGGTTTTGGTGTGCATACATTTGTTAGTTTACACGCCCAATTATGGATAAGACAAAGAACATCAGGAACTACAAATATTACAAAATTATCAATACAAGAAGTAACAGATGCCGACTTTCACTTTGACAGAAACTCAACAGGTACACGATTAAACGAAGATTATCTTATAGAAGATGTGCCTTATAATTTTGTTATAAACAGTGAGGACTTTAGTCAATCTACTTGGCTTAAATCAAATGTTACTATAACAAGTAACTCAATAATTGCGCCTGATGGCACGTTAAGTGGAGGTAAAATATTAGAAACTACAGGCTCTTCTAATGGTCATTTTATATTAGACAGCTTAAGTTTAGCTGAAAACATAACATATAATTTTAGTGCTTTTGTTAAAAAACTAAATAGAAGATATGTAGCTTTGCAAAACAGCTATAATTCAAATAATGGCTCTATTGCTTTTTTCGATTTAGATAATAAAACTATAATATATACTTTTTCAAATGGTGATGGTGGTCGAGTATTTTCAGTATCGGATGCAAAAATAGAATCAGCAGCTAATGGTTGGGTTAGACTTAGTGCAAATTTCCAATCTAATGTAGCAGGAGATAGTCTTGTGCCATCTTTAGTAATAGCAGATAGCCAATGGAGTACAGGTTTTAGCTATAATAATACATACGCAGGAGATGTAACAAAAGGTGTTTATGCTTGGGGTTTACAAATAGTAAAAGGCGACCAACCAAAAGACTATCTAAAAACAACAGACAGATTAGACATACCAAGAATAGATTACACAAACGGAGAGGGGAGTATCTTGCTTGAGCCTCAGCGACAGAATAGATTAGATTATAGTCAAGATTTAAGCCAATGGGGTAATAAGAGTGATACATCTGTAAGCGCAAGTACAGAGTTGTCTCCTGAGGGAATAGCAAACGCATATTTATTAGAAAACACAGGAAGTCCATCAGCATTTTTAGCCAATAACACACTTACTGTAACTATCGGTACTACTTACACTTTTTCATTTTTTGTAAAAAAAGTAAACAACACTTGGGTTAGAATAGGACACGTTTCAAGTGCAACGACAGGTTGTTGGTTTGATTTAGATAATGGCGTAGTAGGAACTGTTAATTCAACCTCAGCTACAATAGAAAAATACCCTAATAATTGGTTTAGAATTACGAATACTTTTGTTGCAACGGCAGGGGCAGGTACTGCTGTAGCCTTTATAGGAATAAGTCAAGTGGATGGAAGTACAGATGCAGAAACAGGTAAGCAGCTTTTAATATATGGCGCACAGGTTGAGGAGGGAAGCTATGCAACATCTCTAATACACACTTCAGGAAGTGCAGTTACTCGTAGTGCAGATTCAGCAAACAATGCAGGAAACAGCGACTTAATAAACTCTACAGAGGGAGTGCTATATGCAGAAATGAAAGCATTAGCTGATGATGCTACAAATAGAAGAATATCTATTTCAGATGGAACAACTGCCAATCGAATGTATATTTCTTATAAAAATTTCACTAATCAAATACGAGCAGAAGTTATTTCTTCAAGTAGCTCTGTTTTTGATGCAACTTATTCTGCTAATGATATAACCATTTTTTCAAAAATCGCTTTAAAATACAAACTTAATGATTTTAGCTTATACATAGATGGAGTTGAAGTAGCAAATGACACAAGTGGTGCTGTGCCTACAGGTCTTAAAGAGTTAGCTTTTGATGATGGCGCAGGTAATAACGACTTTTATGGCAATGTAAAAAGTTTAATGGTATTTAAAGAAGCTCTTACTGACTTAGAATTAGAGAAACTAACAGGCTACAACAACCACGAACTATATATGAATTATTACAATAGATTAAGCTATTTAGGTTTAGTAGAAGAATACAATGTAGAATCCGATATAAACAATTATATATTATGATACCAAGTTTATTACAAATACCAAGTGCTGTAAGCGATTCTAAGCTACATTCAGTTTTACCTAATAATGGTAAAGGCGATTTCCAATTCGAGAGAAGTACAGGCGCAACAAGAATCAACCGAGAAGGCTTAATAGAAGAAGTAGGATATTTCTCAAGTGAGTTAGTACAAAACGGAAACTTTAGTGAATTAGGAAGCGAGTTAGTAGTTAATGGAAGTTTTGAATCTAATAGTGATTGGACTAATTTTGGTACACCTACAACATCAGAGCAATCTACGAATAAAGCATATATTGGTAATTATAGTTGGCACATTATAGGAACTGCTTTTAGGCAAGGTATTTTTTCACCAAATAATTTTAGTTTAGTAAATGGAAAAACATATAAGGCTTCACTATGGATATATGCAGTAGATGGAGTTGAAATTCAATCAGGTGTAACAAATTCAGATGCAGGGGTTTTTACATCAAGAGCAGTAACGCAGGGCGAGTGGACTAATGTTGTATATTATTTTACTGCAAATGCAAGCTCTGCATCATATATAAGTATTCTAACATCATCTTCTACTTTAGAATTTTATGTAGACAACGTATCAGTAAAACAAGT